AAACGGCTCCGGCAACTTCTTCCAAAAGTAGTACGACGATGCCAAGGCAGGAAGGTCGAACTTCACAGCTGTCTTCGTGGCATGGTTTGAGAATGATGACTGCCGCAGGGATGTGAATGCAAAGAACGTCAGGTTTATCCTGCCAAGACTGAACATTGCCGAAGATGCTGCCGACAAGGATGTCCAAGAAGCGGTCGCTCAGTGGCTGTGGGAGAACCGATTCAATGACAACACCAACTCAGACCGCGAGGAGTCAGGGAAATACTATTGGTATCTATGGACGCTTGGTGCAAGCCTTGAGAACATCCTGTGGTACATCGAGACTCGCGCCACCTACCACGATCATGCTGACATGGCATCCGAGGCACCATCCGATGACGTTGAGGCTTTCATTTACTCTGGCAACAGGGTATTCGACCAATACAACGTGAATAAGCTGAAAGTCGGGTGCAAACAGCCAAGGTTTGTCGGTGCCGTGGTTGGTAAGGAGCCGAAGGGCAAACACTCGCTGTCAGACCTGCGGTTTGCAGAGGACAGGCAAGGACAGCTGTGGATATGGCAGAAGCCCGAGGAAGAAGAAAACGAAGTTATCACGGACAGGTATCTTGCTGTGGTGGATATCGGTGGACGCTCGAGAAAGGCCGACTATTCTGTTATCGTAGTCTTCGACCGCTTCTGGATGATGGACGGAGGGAAGCCGGAGGTGGTGGCTCAGTGGTATGGACACATCGACATGGATCTGCTAGCATGGAAATCTGCTCAGATTGCGGAGTACTACAACCACGCTCTGCTTGTCATCGAGTCCAACACCCTTGAGACGAAAGACCGTGACAGGTTCGTGGATGGGGATCAGTCGGAGTTCATCCTTAATCAGATCAGGAGCGTCTACGACAACCTGTACGCACGTAAGCAGTCCGAGGCGGAGATACGTCAGGAGGCACCGAAGAAGTACGGCTTCCACACGAATGTAGCCACAAAGCCGATGGTGATCTCCACACTTGTTGAATGCGTCAGGGAACAGCTGTACTGCGAGCGTGACGAGCGATGCCTGGACGAATACCTATGCTATGAGCGTAAGAAGAACGGAGCATTCGGTGCCATCCTCGGCAAGCACGATGACCTGCTGATGACACGCGCCATAGGGCTGCATATCTGCTTCAGGGAAATGGATATGCCAAAGGTGGTGTCTCTGAACAATATTGACAGGGAACATACGGAAAGAAAGTTTAAAAACGAAGCAACTATTATTTGACATGAAGAAAATTAGACAACTTATCAACAGAGCCAAGAGTATCATCGACTACCAGAAGGCGGTGAAGATGGCTGACACGGAGCATGCAAAGGACGGAGAGCGTTACTACGTCCTCGGTGGTAGCACAGATGGAATGCTGCTAGTCATGAACAGGAGCACACTGAAAAAGCTGAAGAAGGAAGGACGCATCGACTACTCTATCAGTGTCCTGACACTAGAGAAGAAGTCCTTCTACCACACACCATACTCCAATGGCACAGGAGAGCTGACTCCTGCAGACATCGTCTACAAGCGGAAGCAGTTCTTCAGGTGGAGGGCTGCCTGCTATGAGCGTTGCAGAAGGCTGAAAAAATAAGGGGATACCGCTTCCGATATCCCCATCCAAGTTTATTAGACATTATGTTATGCTGCAAGCATTCCCTGCAGCCGGGATAGCTTATCGTTATCCACACCACCATTATCCTGCTGCCAGTTGACAATCTGCTCCTGAACCTCAGGGTCTTGAGCGGATGGCGGCACCATCTGCCCTTGCTGTGCCATCTTCTCCTCATCGCTGTTGATGAGTTGCAAGAGCTGATCGGCAAACGGGAAGTCACCGACGGTGAGCATATGCTTGAGGCCAAGCTGTCCGCTGCGCCACATCTCGAAGAGGAACTGATTGGCAACCTGTCTGTAGGCAGGTGTGCTCTGACTCTCTACGATGCTCAAGTCGAACTCAACGTCACGAATCTTCTTCGGGTCGTAGACGATCTCGCTGCCGCTGCGGCCTGCAATATTGATGGTGCGCTCGGTATCGTAGAACTGCTGAATGTTCTTAACATCCTTGTAGGCAGCCTCGATGATGAACGATGAGAACGACTCAAGGAGGTCGAGAAGACTAGTGGTAGCATTCTGCGTCTGCTGTGCATACAGGGTGCCGGATGTTCCGCTGTAACCAGGCTTGCCCTGCAGTGCTCCGTTTACACCTGAGATGTCTTCGAAGAACTTCAGCTGCAGGTTCAGCAGGTCGCTGATTCCGATGTTCACGCAGTTAGCGGTGATCTGGGTTGGCGGTCGCTGTCCGTCCTTCAGCTTCAGGGCGATCACGCTGCCGACCTGTGCATAGGCATCGGCAATGTCTTCCAATTCCATGTTGTCCGGGATGCTTGCTTTGTCAATGATGAGCGTGTTCTTTGCTGACGTACGCATGATGAAGTCATACAGCGTAATCAGGCGGTTGGTGTAACGCTGCTGATCGATGACATCTGACACGAAGCTGTGTATCTCTCCGTCTATGAATGGGTATGCCTTGAAGACGTACGGATGGCTCTTGTGCTCATAGGGTGTTTCGCCTTCGCCAAGGATGTGGCCAAACGGAGTGAGATAGTAGTAATACCAATAGGAGTCGATGAACCACTCTGTCTCAATGAGCGGAATCTCTTCCTCAGGCATCCCGGCTTCTCTTCCCTGCTTGATCCTTCGGGCATTCTCCTTCTCCACCATTTCCTCATAGTCCTCCGTGTCTATCTTGTAGTAGTCTCCGTTGTTGTAGTCGTGACAGCGGTAGCGAGGCTTTGTCTCCTTGCGCCACACCTCGATGACACGGCAAAGGCTCTGGTTGGGTGCGAAGAAGAAGTCCACGTTCTTCAGGGAGTGGTATCCGAACTGATTGCAGTTGTCGGCAATAGCCTGATAGTAGCGTGACTGAGCATAGATCTCACGAAGACGCTCATAGTCTCCGGGAGTCTTGGCAAACTCTGCAACAAGATCGTTGAAGGTAACGTCATGGATCTCTCCAATGCAGCTCACGTCCCATCCTCGGAAGTCACGCATGTTGTTGTCCATGAAGAAGTTGTTCGGCTGCACATAGTCCGTCCAGCAGTCCATGCGGTTGTTCTGCCATCCAAACCACTTCTTGTGTACTACAAGCGATGAAATCAGGAATTCCTCCATAGAGCGTCCGTTGATCTCGTTCATGCGGTTCATCTGCCAATTGTACTGCAGGACTACCGACATCGTCTCACCAAGCTTCTGCTCGTCCCTGTCGCGTGCTGTGCAGGTAGGCTCCTTGGATTGACTGCGGTACACACCAAGCACGTTGCGCACTAGTCTGCGGATGAGGTTCTGCTTCAGGGGAATGCTGCCCTGCTGCTTGATGTACTCTTCCTCTGTCATCTGCTTTCCACAGCGTCCGGTCTCGATGACATCGCCCCACTGATCTCCGTACGTGTAGCGTTTGTTCCTGTCTCTGTCTTCGCGGAACGTCTGCATGTTGCTGTAGTAGCGGTATGCCATCATCAGCACGTCAAACCCTCTGCGCTCCTTCCGCTGCAGGGAGTGACGGACGCTGTCCATCTCCTGCCTGGTATCGCTGTCCGATCCACGCACCACCGCCCTGCTCATCGGTATCAATGTTATTGTCTCCATATTATTTCGTTTATTGGTCATTTCCATCTCTCAACTCCCTGATCTGACGCATAATCTCTGCATCGGCTGCATCGTCTTCGTGAGGCTCGCCAAGACGTTTCTTCAACTCGTTGATGCGCTTCTGAAGATCGGTGATCCTTGCCAACTCGGCCTTGTTGTTGTTTTGCTTAGCCTCCTTCTTCTTGATGCTGAGCTGCTCGTCACCGACAACGTCCTTGTATTCCATAAGACGTTGGTACCTGTCTTGCCACTCGGTCTTCGCCTTGGCTGCGTCCACGCTGCCGCTAGTGACCCCGAGCCTGCGTGCAATCTCCTTGGCATACATCCTACGCTCTTCCATAGAGTCGCTGTTGTCGAGGGCATCGGCAAGGGCATCAGTAGAGATTCGGTTTACACGCTCCGTGACAGCTTTTTCAAACTGCTTGCGTATCTTCTCCATCTTCTCCTCACGTCCACCTTCGCTTCTAAACCATCCCATGACAGGTGCATCCTTCCAGTGCTTGTAGTGAGCATAGCGTTTTGCAAGGGCATCGTAGGAAGCTTCCTTGGCTTCTCCGACGGTCATACCAAGTTCGTCAATGTACTTGTTGCGCCAGCTGCTTGTAGGAGCATTGGTGATGCGAATCAGGAACAGGGCGATCTCCTTGGCATGGCTCATGTTGGTTGCATCAAATCCGTAGTCCGTCCCGTCCCATCCGGGTGCTGCATAGTCCATGCAGGCATTCCACATATCGGTGAAGGTCTGTGGGTTCACACCAACGGCACACTGAGCACAGATATTGAACACGTCTTGTGCTGCAGCAAACTTATCATAGCCGAGGTGGTTAATCATGCTCTCCACATCTGCCATCAAGGGAAGCGGATTGATCTCATAGCCAGACATCTGCTTCAGACCTTCGTCAAAGGCAGCGTCAAAGCCTCCTTCCTTATATGCCTTACGCGTAGTCTCACTTGTAGCTCTGCCAACAAACTCACTGAAGATGTTGCCGGACACAAAGCCTTCGGTAGACCCAGCCACCATTCCTCTCAAGAAAGCATCGGTAAGCATCTCCTTCTTCGTCTCGTCATCGTCACCGATCAGCAGATACGGAAGCGAAGCACCGAGGTTCCATGCTATGGTAACACCGAACATCATATTCAGGAGGCGAGCTATATCCCTGCGTCCTGCGCGGTTGTACTCCATCTCTGCTGCCTTGCGAGCATCCTCCTCAGCGAGTCCTGCCTCCTCCATGATCTGACGTGTCATAAAGGCGATACTGTCATCGCGGTATCCAGACTGCATCCTGTGCTTCAGGTTGCGTGATGCGTCTACCCACTGCCTTGTATAAGCCATAGAGGAATTGCGGAACACGGTAAGCATGTTGGCAAGTACAGTCTTATCCTTTTGGATTGCGCTAACAAACGCGCCTTCACTCGACTGCTGCGTAAGGTTGTAGGCAACCTCTGCGTCCTGAAGGGCAAGCTTCTTTGCTATCTCCTCTGCATATCCGTACTTGCGGTATCTGTGCAGTCTTGTTTCATAGATAGAGCGTGCTCCGACAGCACAAGTAATGCCGTCTACAAAAGCGTTCGGACTCATACCGAGGCGCGATGCCAACTGCACGACATTAGTCTTCCACAGCTTCCAATCGGTAGCGTCCTCCATCAGCCTTGTGTCACCGACCTGACGGCTCTTCCAACGCTTCTCAAAGATCGGCATGTTTTCCATTGCCCACTGCCACGAACCCATTGGGTTAGCAGAGTACTTGGCAAGGTATCGCATGTTGGAGTCATGCAGGAAGGCAGGTGCGGAAAGGATCTGCTTGAAGGCGGTGTACGGACGGAAGCTGATCTTTGCTGCCGTCACACCCTTCGCCATATTGGAAAACACGGCATCAAGGCTTCCCGGCTTTGCCTTCGGAGTGTACGAACCTGCTGCAATGCGAGCGGCATCCTTAAACGTGTTCCATAGCTGCTCACCGCTTCCGTAGATGGTGTTCAAATTCTTTACCTTGTTGCGGAAGGTGGTGTAGCTGAGAAGCGTGTTCACATCCCTGTTCCACTCTGCCTGAGCTGCCCAATGCTCCATGTCCTCGATGTGCTCAATGGCAAGGCTAAGAGCATCGGTATTCAGGATGTCAAGAGGCAGGGTGTTTCTCCTACGCTTGATGATGCTTCCTGTTATAGTGGAAGGCAGGATGGCATCCCCATCGGTTGGGTTGGCAACGTCCTGCTCCTGTACGCGAGCGTCTGACAATATCTTCAGTGGGAAGTAGTTTTCGATAGCTGCCATGGGAGCACCGAACATACGCACATGTACCTTATTATAATCATTGCGCTTGTTGACAAGATACTCATCCTGCAGCCAATCTCCGAGGCTCAACAAGCGAGGATCTAAGTGGTCGCGGATAGCTTCTACGTTTTCCTCGGTGATGCCCATGTCGCGAAGCTTCATCCTGCCGTCGGTCATCTTATCCGCCATAACGATGTACAGCAGGTTGCCCTGAGTAAGCGTGAGCGTCTTCTTTGTGCCCCGGTCAAAGATCTCTACATCCATCGTAGGCAACTTGCGCTCAAGGGCATACAGGTCGCTCCATCTCTTCACCTTCTTTCCAAATACCTCGCGTGCCTTAGCATCAAGTTCCTCCTTTGCTTTCTTCTCACCCAGGAATGCATTGTTGGTGGACTCTAGCCACCCACGCATGAAGTGGTTGTATAGGTATCCAGCACCATTGGCATTCCTGCCACCAAACTGACGGAGCATCTGCTCAAAGGTGGAAAGGCTGCCGAGGAAGAATCTGGGAACGCTCATATTGGCAAAACGCTTTGCTGTGTCGTTCTCATGGAATGCACCGCTGTCCTTGCCTTGCAGGTCGAGGTTTGCCAAATGATGGATGTTGTTGACACGCTCCTTTTCTCTCTCGCGGAATTCCTTCGCACCTTCAATGCTATCGGTAATCCTGCCGCTTAGGCGGTCGATGACATTTCCATAGAGGGCGATGCGCTCGAGTTTGTTCTCATGCATACTCTCTTCGATGGAGGCAAGCAGCTCCTGCTGTTGCTGATAGCTGCGTCCGCTCTCCTGATAGTCGCGCTTGGCTTCGTCATAGGATTTCTTCAGTTCCTCCCATTCCTTACGGCTTCCGTCAATATCGCTGACGTATTGCCTTGCAATGTCAAGACCTTCCCATTCCTGTGCCCACATGTTGTCAGGGTCGTTGTCAAGATGTTCCTCTACTTCGAGAATACGCTCGTTGATCTCTTCTTCCGTCATCCTCGAGCCGATGGTATCGCGGAAGGTCTGGAGCATCTTCTGACCCTTCAGGTCTAGCCTGCCCTGCTTCTCGACACCCTGTGCCGTCTTGCTGACTTCACGGATAGAGGTGATCTTTCCAATGGTGTTCTGAAGGTTCCGTAGGTGATGGTCTACCAGAAGGTTCAGGATCTTGTCCAAGTCTTCCCGGATGTTTCTCTTACCTGTTGCATTCTTCACGGAGCTGAGCAGTCGCTTGATCTCTCCACGTCCGAGGTTGTCACCAAATCCCTGCTGCAGGAACTCCTGAGCAAAGTCGGTAACGGCTTTCACGGTTGCCCGGTCATACTGACGCTGACGGCTCACGGCCTTGCGGAGTCTCGACAGCTCTGCTGCCATCACGTTCATCTTCGCTCCAAGGCTTTCAGGATATCTCTGAGCCTCAGCAACGGCTTGTGCGATGATGGCTTTCTCCTTGCGCTTCTCCGGGTAGTCGCTCTCGCGTGGAGCGGTTGCCCATAGTGCCTTGCGTGTGCTGTAGTCGGTAAGCTTACGTGCATACTCGATGAGATCTTCACCGCGTTGATGCTGAGGCTTGTCGGCTTCTGTGGGTGCAACAGCATCGGCAGGAAGTCCGTTGTCGGCTTTCCATTTCTCCAAGGCGCGTTCGTAGTCCCTGCGTCCTGCTTCTGCATCACCGACACTGAACATCGGCTGACCTTGCATCACACTCTCTTTCATCTCAGGTGTGACATCGACAGAGTGCATGGTGAGACTTTTAATCTTAGTATATCCGTTCTCCAAATATGTGTCTTTGAGTTCTGGTAGTTCAACCTCTCCGACTTTCGCACCCCACTTTTTTCCATATTTGTTCATGAAGCGTGGCAACATCTCATCGTAGAAGCCCTTCATACCTTCACCGCCTATACGCAGGTCTTTGGAATCAAATCGTTTTGTGTCATAATCATTATATGACATGATCTGAACAGCAAGGTCTTTGCCTACCAAATCAGACAACTTAGTTCCATTTTCTATTTGCAATCGGGTGTTTACGTCTTCGATATTTCCGTTTTCGTCGACATAGAATTCTGTCTGTCCATCGTCTGCATGACGCAGGAAGACTTTCTTTCCTTCGTTTACATCGTTGAGAACTTCAATGAATTTTATTTTAGAACCAAGATTGTATCGCTCTGCCTGTTGCTCTCCCTTTGTCCACGCGATCTTGTCGTAGCCATTTTCAGCAGCATAGCGGAGCATACGCTTCATTGCTAGCTCATGCCAGTTCTTCTCGAAGGGAGCGTCAGGGATGTCGTTTTGTTTGTCTCTATCAAGACTCGTCTCAGCTTCCGTCATCTCCTGTCTCAGAGCGTTGTATTCTGACCGTTCCTCATTTGTCATTTCGGCTGACCACCCGAATTCTCCGTGCTCTGATTTCATTCTGTTATAGAATTCATCGAGTGCTTTTGTGGCTCGGTCTATTCTTTCTCTACCGGACTTATAACCACGTTCTCGTCCTTCCTGATGACGTTG